AGGGTGCTGAACTTGCCGTCCTCTGTCCAGCGCTCAAAGAATCCAGACTTCTGATTGCGCTCGTTTTTGCGGAACATGCGGATCTGGCCCGAGCTGGAGTTTGGCGTCTCTACCGGCCGGTGGTCTTGACGTGTAGACGTCGGAATCCTCGGACCATTGTGTGCCCGTCCGGCCAGCCCATCAGGCGCTCCATTTCGAGCGTAGTCAATCTTCGCAAAATCAAACGCCGCTGGTCGATAGTTTCCAGGATCATTTGGTACAGGTCCGGCGTAAAACCGATTTTCGTGCCACTGGCTGACGTTGTGACCGAACGCCCAAGGTAGTTCGTTGCTTCCCCGTGTGTCAAGAAGAACCTCGCCGGCACGACTGGTTCCACGATGTCCAAGAAGGAAGACTCGACGGCGCGGCTGGGGCACTGGGCGCCTTCCCCCATGCAATTGACAGCTTCCGAAGCTCGATGCATCCACAGTTCGCCACGCCACGCCATACCCGAGCCCATCCATTTCCTGGAGGAGTCGCCCCATGTCTCTTCCGCCGTTTGAGGTGAGGAGTCCGGGGACGTTTTCGAGGAGGACCCACTCCGGGGAGAACGCTTCGACGAGGTTAAGGAACGCGAAGGCAAGGACTGATCGCTCACCGCCAAACCCCTTTCGTTTTCCCGCACTGCTTAAATCCTGGCAGGGAAATCCTGCCGACCAAAGCCTAGCAGACTGCCACGGCTCTCCGGTTTGCTCTGTGCTAATAGTTGTGATGTCGCCAAAGTTGGGGATACCCGGCCATTGCTGCGCAATAATGGCAGATTGATAAGGGGCATTTTCACAAAAGGCAACGGTGTGCCATCCAGCTGCTTCTAGGCCAAGGTCAATGCCGCCAACTCCACTAAAAGTGGAGAAGTGACTAAGACTTTTTGCCGCGCTTGGCTTTAGACTTTTTTTGCTTTTCATCACTGCTAATTATAGCAGCAGATGGAAGTTTTTCGCCAGAATCGCGTAGCACTCTGCAGGGAATGCAAAAGCATGGCTGCTGGTGATAAAACTTGTCGGCCATTACCGCTTCTCGCGGGCTTCAACCTGTCGCATAATCTTGTTTGCCCAGCTCTGGCCAGGGTTTCCGCCCCAGAGGGCCCAGGCAATTCGACCTGCTGAAGGATAGCCCTTCTCGCCAGGGTTGAACCCCTCACCCTGCTTATCAACTTCATGTCGAGCAAGGAACGCCCGCATCTTGCGGACGCGAGGAATTGTCATCTTTCCGCCAATCAGCATACGAGCGGTTGTCTGCCCGGGCCCAATCCCGCCGCGACCAAACTCTTCTCGCCACTTAAGGCCACGCTTGGCCTCCGCGACTACCGCCGAAGGAACGCTGAGGTTAATGCCGGAGTAGTCCGCAGCTGCGTAGTTGGCGGCAATCTCGTCTGGTCCGTGAACGTTCGTTGCGCCGGCAGCTCGGTATGCCTCGCGGACATCGCCGTCGTTCTCAATCGCCTCAACAACGTTGCCGTCTTCCTTCATAATCTTGGAAATCTTGTAGCGCTTGAACTGCAACCCTGCCCCAGCTGGGAAGTCTGAAAGATACAGGGCGTCATGAGGGATGTCGTTCTCCTCTAGCCACAGGCGCGTCTCTTCAAGGCGCTTGGCTGATCGGGCGCTGACAATAAAGATGCGATGGTTGTCGGCTTTGCGCTGCAGATAGTCGACTACGGCATCGTTTGCCTCGTCACTTCCATCCGAAACGGTAAGCGTTCCGTCAATATCGCACACAATAATTGGGTCGCCAGCAGCCTTAGCCGTTTGTGACTGAGGCGAATTTGAAGGGGTATTGTCCGGGGTCATGTCAGAACCCTGCGGTGGCGAAGAGACGCCTTGTGGGTTGTTGGCTGTAGGCGGAAGGTTGCCTTCTGGGCCTGGCTGACCGTTGTTGACAATATTGTCTAGATACTTCATATAGACGTCCATTGGCATATATCCTTGCGGGCTTGGAAGCCAAATCTGCTCGCCCTCTACGCCAACGCCGTCCTGACCGCGCTCGCGCAAAGCATCATTGAGGCGGAGCCATGGAAGGCCGGCAAGTGCTGTCTTGTAGTATGCGGACATTTCTCCCTGGCTCTGGCGGCCCATATCGGTGTAAGCAAAACGAAGGTTCTCATCGTAGCGCCAGACAATTTCTCGGGTTAGGTACTCAGCAATAAGGTCAAGGAGTGGCGCAATGCCGACGTCCTGAGTGAATGCAGCACCCTGCTCGGAGGTGCTTCGGTTGACATCAAATCCAATGCCGATGTCTTGCGGCTGCACGCCGAAGACGGCGCAGATCTTTCGGGCAAGGTAGACCTGCCACTCCATGAACTGCATGTCTCGATTGGATGATGCGAGAGGCATCCACTGGATGCCCTTGCCGCCGCCGGTAATGGCAATCTGGCTTCGCCCAGCAATCTCTGCATCCCAATAAGCGCGGAACGCGTCAACCTGGTCGGCGCGGACGCCTTCGCCAAGGTGCAATACGCCTGGCGGAGCGGCTGCCATTACTGCCTTTGAGTTGTACGCCGCTGCGGCTAGGTCTGCCTCAATGGTCTCAGACAGGACCTCAAGTGGCGAAAGGCCAAGAGGTGTGTAGGTGACAGGGTTGGCAATAATGACAACAAGCTCTCCGTTTAGGTATCGTGCAACCTCTCGACCGTCCGGGTCAAACTCGTAGTAGCGGGGCTTTGCCGGATCGCTGCCATCCCACGATGAGTCAAAGACAATCTTGGAGGCATCTTTACCGTATAGGGCTGCAATAGGCTTGTTTGACGAGCCAATCCTGCCGCCTTTTGTTGGCACAACTTCAATCGCACCCTGGTCAAGAACCAAAATATCCTCAATAACCGGCTCGATCAACGAGCGGAAGGATTCCATCTTCGCGTTCGGCATGCGCATCAGGTCCTTAATTTCCTGGACCTTCTTTGGGTTTACCGGGCTATCTGAGTCAAGGGCAACGATGTCCCACTTGGCGCGGCTTACCTGGGTGCGGCGCAAGTTGATAGCAGCGCGAATCCAAGGGTTGGTGCGCGACCAGCGACGGAGCTGCTGGGTGCTGCGCTTAGCATGATGGGTAACGCCGGCAACGCCTCGGGCATAGGGCGCGTCATCGTACTCAGGCGTTGTGGACATGGCCTTATCGGAAGTGCCAAAGCTGAGGCCAACGCCATCAAGAATGCGGCCAAAAAGTGATCGGCTCTCTGCCATTATGTCCTTCCATGTTTGCTACGACGGACAGCTGACCAGAAGATATCGTCGGTCATGCGCCGGTTAATAATGTCCTGCATCTCCATCTTTGTGCAAGAGAGGACCCGTCTACCACCTCGGTATCCTACCGTATACGGCGCAAGATACCTTCCCCACCAGGATGGAACGACCTGCCGCCCGTCGGAGAAATCAGCTTCGATAGTATCGTATATCGATGGTGGCGTCAAATATCTTCCTCTTCAATGCCGTCAATTTTGTCTTGCTCTTTGAAAGCCTGCTCAATGTCAAGCTGATGCTTTCGCTGCTGGGGTACGCTCTTCTTTGCTTTTGCTAGGCCATCATAGCACCAGCGGCAGACGTTGTACCGCTTCTGGCCTTTTGCGCGCGGCACCATCGGCTCCGGGATTAGCTCGTTTTCGTGGTGCTGGCCAATTGGGCCAGCCATGATCCCACAAGAGGCGCATTGGGGGTGGGACCGCTTGAGCTTTTGGTACGTCTCTAGAACCGGGGTAATTGTCTTGTGTAGCCGAATTAAGGCAGACGCCAGCTCGCGGACTTCCCGTCCGCGCTCTCGTATCTCGTCGCACAAAACACAATGTAGGCTGTCTTCGTGCGGCTGGTGGCTGGGTGCAAACTCAATATCCATGAGTGGATACTATCAACAGGCTAATGACTGGTGTGTGAAATACTGTTGTAGAATATCCACGTATTGTCCGCATGAAGCTTAGTTTGGTAAAAAGTAACAATATTCTATCGCCTCAGGGTTGTAGTCTTGGTCCAATACATCGTTCATAGAGATTAATATCTCATTGACGCAAATATCTCGTGCCATCAATATGGCCCGGTACCCTAGGGAGGTAAACGTGGATTTCAAGGTTTATACAAACGCCCTGAAAGCATATGAGGCGCCAGGTGGCGACCTATATGTTACCGGGACGACTTCTTCAACAATTCGTGATTTGCATGGCGATGAGATGACCCTCAACGCCATTAAGACCATGGCCGATACGGCCAAGCAAAACATGACTATTTTCCTTAACCACAATTACAATGTCCCGCAAGACCTTTTTGGTTCGGTCAAGGACGCCCGCGTTGTAAAGCGCTTTGACGCCGAGACCAGCTCTGAGGTCTATGACCTTGACATTGACGTGCTGGTGTGTAAAGAGGACGAGAACCCAGAGGCCATGCGCGCTTTTAAGGCCATCAAGCGCGGCGTCAAGCTGGGCCTCTCTATTGGCGCGCGTGTTGAGCGAGTCTCCAGAAAGAAAGACGACCGGACTGGCGAAGATACCTACGTTATCGACTCTGTCAAGCTGATGGAAGCTTCGGTTGTTGGCATCCCAGCAAACCAACGCTCGTACTTGCAGAACGCCCTTAAGAGCCTTAAAGCTGCTGAGAAGTCTGGAGAAATTGAGATTTCAGAAAAGGCTGCGGCCAATGGCGTCAGCAAGGGAGACTTTGTTTCCTGGGGCTCTAGCGGCGGAACGGCCCGTGGCCAGATTACCAGAATTGTCACCGATGGAAAAATTGACGTTCCGGATTCTGAATTTACCATTACCGGAACCCCCGATGATCCAGCGGCCCTTATTCGCGTTTGGCGAAAAGGCGCAGAGGATTGGGCACCTACTGATACACTAGTAGGGCACAAAGTCTCCACTTTACGCAAAATTGATTCTTTGAAGTCAATTGTTGAGCCTGGATTGGCAGATCGCCAAGACGTGGATGTACAGCGGTCATCGCAGCCTTTTGCTTCTTTGGCCCAGGAACTGTCTGAGTTGGATTCAACTGAGACGCCAGAGGCCCCAGAAGCGGGCGATACTGAAGGAGAAACTACCGTGGATACTGAAAAGGCCACGCGGGTTACCGTCACTGTCACGCAAAGCGACGACAAGGAGACGAAAAAGCCCGCAGAAGATAATCAGGCCGTAGGGGCCGAAGGCACAGAGGCGGAAGCCGCTGTTGCAAAGTCTGATACTGAGCCCGTAGCGGAGCCAGCTGTCGAGGAGCCGGCCGTTGAGCCTGCCGCCGACGAGCCTGCTGCTGAGGAACCTGCCGCTGAAGAGCCTGCTGCTGAGGAGGTCGTTGACCCGTCCATCCAGGCCCTGCAGGATCTTGGGGCTGTCCTTGTTCGCGCCAGCGCCGATGAGCGCGCGCGAATCATTTCTAAGGTCGCTGAGCTTGCCGCTGATGGTGAGCCTGAGGCTGTGGCAGAGGCTGCAGAGCCAACGCCCGAAGTTGCGCCTGAGGTTGCAGAGGAGCCCGCTGTGGCGCCTGTGGAGCCAGAGGCGGAGGTTGCTGTCGAAGCCCCGGCTGTTGAGGCCCCGGCTGTTGATGAGGTGACCGCTATCGCTAAGTCTGCACTGGATGCAGCCTTTGCCGCCCAGCAGGAGGTCGCAGCCGTCAAGGCTCAGCTGACCGAACTGTTGAGTCAGAAGGCCACGGTCGAGGCTGAACTTGCTAAGGCACTTGATGTCGTCGGGCGATTGATGGATCTTCCATCCGGTCGCAAGTCGTATTCTGTTGCTACAAACAATTCTAAGACGAATGCCCCTTGGCTTTCGCCTATCATCCAGCGCATGCTGGACAGTGAGGAGTAAATCATGAGCGAACTCAACGAGAAGCTACAGGAAGTGCAGAAGGGTCTTGATACCCTTGGCACGGCCCCGCACCTCGTCGGCCGAGTTGCCGACGAGTCCATTGACGTCGCCGAGGCGTATGCTACCCAGCGCGAACTTCGCAAGAAGTTCTCGAAGATGAGCAATAACGAGCTTGGCGAAGCGCTTGACATCCAGGCTACCCGCGAGTCGGGCAAGCAGGCTTCGTCCGACGTTCTTAACCGCCTTGCGGTTGCGAACCCGAACATCGCCAAGCTGCTCGATGCGAGCGGTGGCGCGGCCCTTATCCGCCAGGATCTTGAGCCAATTCTTTACGCACTCTTCGTAAAGCGATTCCCGTTCTTTGAGCGCATCCGCAAGGAGCCGGCAAACGGCCTCGTGCACGCGTTCAACCAGCAGACCGCTTACGGCGATGCAGTGTTCCAGACCGAGACCGGCACGGTCACGGACGACACGAACACCTACGCACGCCAGACGACCAACGTGGCCGTCCTGGCAACCCGCCGTGGTATCACCCTGAAGTCGCAGTTTGCGATTACCCAGGGCGGCGCCCCGGGGCAGCAGGGCCTTTCAACCGAGCTTGAGGGTGGCGTCACTGCCATTGCGCACAAGCTTCAGAAGACCCTCTTCCAGGGTAACGCAACGGTCACCGCAGGCGCGGGCGGCCTTTCAACCGCCGAGCTTGGCGCATACGATGCGAACGGGTTCGATGGTCTCCGCAAGCTCCTTGGAACGGCAGCCGGTACGGCGCAGATCTCTAACAAGGGAACTGCCGCTTACCTCAAGACGATCAACGAGAACGTCGCAAGCATCCTGAATGCTGGTGGCAATCCTTCCGCGATCCTGTGCTCGCCTACGGACTACGCCGGTCTTGTGAACGAAGTGACGAACCTTGTTCGTTACAACGCTCCTACCCAGGCTGGTAACGTTATGGGCCTTACGCTCGGTTCAGTTGTCACGGCCGCTGGGGAGCTTCCGCTCCTCTCCGTCCCTGGCGACAGCATCGGGTCGTACACCTTGAGCTCGGTCGACTACCGCGACATGTATGTCGTGGACGAGTCGGTCTGGTCGATGCCGTACCTTGGTTCGGATTCGATCACCACGCTCGAGATTCCAGTTGGTGTAAACGGCTCGCTTTCGCGCCTTTACATCATGTACTGCATGTTCGGTCTTGCCAGCAAGGCCCCGCAGTTCAATGGTAAGGTTCGCGTCTCGATCTAATCGGGACTACCTTCGGGTAAATGAAAAGGGGGCGGGGGAAACCTCGCCCCCTTTTCTTTCGGAGTACACTATGGCAAAACGTCGAAAAAACCGCAGAATCCCTCACCACGAATTGATGGCCAGGAAAGCAATTGCTTTTGCTATTGCCAACAACCCCTCTTACCTGGTAGATATTACTTGGGAATTTGGTAACAAAATCATGCTTTCCGACGATTCGGTTCTTGAATTTAAGAACGGAAGGGCCAAAATCCCGCTCGCGCTTCTTCCGGAGGCGGAGCGACACGGGTGCAAGCGCGCCTAGTAAAAGGAGAAAACCATGGTTGACCTTAATAGCATTCTTGGAAAGTCCGAGGAGAAGGCTCCCGAGGCTGTTGCCCCGGTTGTCGTAGCTCCAGCAGAAAAAACCCCTGTCGCTCAGGCCCCTGTCGTTGCGGCCGCTGTTGCCGCAGCCCCAGTTGCCGCCGCCCCAGCAGGCGAAAAGCCAGCAGTTGGCAGCGGTTGGGAAGTTGCCCCTGGCATCTGGCAGATTGTCGTTCCGGTAACCGGCGCGTTCACCCTTCCAGACGGACGATGGGTTCGCCCAACTGAGCAGGACGGCGTTTCGCGCGCTGCCGTGCCAGTCGAGTGGATTGAATACGTAAAGGCTCTTGGAAAGTAATCGTAGGCGGGGCGATATGTACCGCCGCCACATGAAAGGCGGATTGCAACAACATGGCAAGTCTTGTCAGCATAAGCGTCCCTAATATTGTATCCGACATCTCGACGTACAACCGCGTAGAAATTGGCCGTGCCGATAGCGAAACGGATGCTACGTCGAGAACGGGTACCTGGAGCTCCATTGGTTACCAGACGCTGGTTGCCAATGTTGGAACGTATGAGTACACCGATAACGACGGAACGTCAGTATCTTGGTATTCTTACCGCCTAAACAACAGCAGCACTGGAGCTAATGGCTCCTACTCTGCCCCCGCACCAGGCCGGCACTTTGGCTATATCGGGGTTGCTGAGTTCCGCGAGTACGAACTAGGAGACCTGACAAATCCCGACGGGAGCGAGATTAGCGACAATAAGATCCGTCAAATTGTTAAGGTTGCAAGCTCGCTAGTGGACTCCTACGTTGGCTACACCTTTGACCACCGAAGTTCCACAGAGAAGCACCGCTGGAATCAGGGGACAAGGCGGATTTACCCAATCCATCGTTCAATTATTTCAGTCGAAAACGTTCGCGTCTATGTGAGCGCCCAGCAGTCTGCCGCCTTTACCGTTAACGATATCTTCATTAACTCAGATCGCGGCTATGTTGAGATTACCTCTCTGGCCAACGTCACGTACTCTTTGTTCCCGGCGATTGTCGCCCTTGGCATGATTGAGCCAGTTGTTGAAATCACCTACACCCACGGCGCATCCGTGCCGCCCCAGGACATCAAGGACGCCACAGCACTTATTGCAGTTGAGCTCTTGGCCCGGGATAGCCTGGCAAAGCAGGGCCTTCAGGCCATTAGCCGGTTGCGCGTTGGCGAGATGGAAATCTACAGCAACGAAGCTGGCCAGGGCGGCTCAAGGGCCAAGCGCGACCCAAGCGCAGCCATCCCGCTTGCGGCAACTCTGCTCCTTGATCAGTACATTAGGCCGGTCATTAAATGATTCCGGGCTTCAATAAAATCATTTCCCTTACTCGACCAGGGCTTACCGGCCAAGACTCTATCGGTAGCCCAATCGTAACCAACGCTGCCGTCTGGACAAAGAACGGGCACTATCAGCAGGCGTACCACCAGGAGAACATTGGGCCTGCGGGCCGATCCGTAAAAGACGTATACAAGTTTTGGCTGCCGTTTGCCCGTGGCGAGTACCGGCCGCAAGTCAACGACATCCTGACCGTTGACGGAAAGAGCTTTGCCGTTGTTGAAACCGGACAAGAGGCGTTGAACCACCACCTTCTTGTTGTAGCCAGAATTACGGAATAGCATGGCAAAGGGTCAGGTTACCTTTAATATCAAAGCTGCAGAGCAAAGTCTCAGGAACGTTAAAAAGGTTCTTGTTGAGTCCACTGAGCACCTGAATCCAGCATTCCAGGCTGCTGCAATAAGTATTGCTACGGATGCCGTCTATGGCGCGGGCGGTTTGGCTCAAGATGCTTCAGCCCTTGCCCCGGTTGATACGGGCGCGCTTGAGGCGGGCCTTTCTAGTCCAGACTCTAACGAAGAATTTGACAAAGGGAGAACGTCTCAAAGCGTATTCTCGGTTTCCCCTGCCGGCAAGGGTGGCGTCACGTACGTTGGCGTCACTTATGGAACGGACCCGGTTCGTGAGGACGGGGTGCCATACGTGGGATATGTCAATGATGATTTCTTGTCTGCTCCAGTCGCAAAGTTTCGCGGAAGGCTTGGCAGGATTGGCGATGACATTTCTCAAGCAATTGCAGCAATCATTGCGGCGAATATCCGGGTCGCAGCCGCAACAAAAGGCGTCTATGTGCCAACAAAAACTAAACTCAGCGTGACGGGTGTTTTGCGCCTAGTAAAGAAATTTGGGACCGCGCCAATTGAAATGTCTAGCGGCCGTGGTTACGGCTACAAAAAACTTGCTTCAATGTCGCGGTCCCAATACCTTAAAATCATGCGCCAGCGGCGTTACCGCATCAACAAGAGGTCTAAGTAAGCCGAATCAAATACTCAGCCGTCACGCCTTCTGGGTGCTGGAAGAGCAACCACTGGCATGGCTCGCCAGCTGATGCAAGCTGTTCCTGCGCGTAGGTGTTCGAGCTTTCCGTCGACCCACCGCTCCAGTGCGTAATTCCGTTCAGGTACATCCGAGTTGGCGTGTGGAAGTGGCCAGCCACGCTGTAATGGAACGGTGCAACCGTCATATTCCAGCCTTGCAGCTTCTTGCCAAAGCCATACCAAGGGAATCCGGCAAAACCGCCAGACACCTGATCGCCGTGGAAGAGAAACCACGTCTTGCCTTTTACCTCGTCGGTCGCAAACCAAGCACGCTCACCCTTAGCAAGGGTCTCAACCCACTCGACGTTCTTCTGCTCTTTTACAAGCATAGATGCAATCCGGTACATCATCGCATCGGCGTTTGACTCCGGATGGAATGTCCCCTTGCGGCCAAGGCGACCATGATTGCCGATGACGCCAACAACCTTAACGTTCTCAAAAGAGCCCGCAAGGGTGCGGATCAGTCCGGCAAGGATTTCTCCACCATGGAACACCTGGTTGTAGAGAGACGCATCCACAAGGTGTGCCTGGCCAGGGAAAATGTCTTCTCCCTCAATCAGGTCTCCCAGAAGATATACGCGGATCTCCTTTACCGGGTGCGCCTTTCGCTGAATCTCTACCAGCTTATTTACCTTTTCGGCAAGCTGAAGAATTCGGTCTGCGCAAATCTCTGAATTGTACGTCGGGGTGATCTTTCCGAGTTGCCAATCCGAGAGAATTAAGATTGCCACCTCGTCATCAGCCTGGCGCTTATCCGCCTTTGGCGGAGCAACTGGCTTCAGGTTCATGGCAGTTGCCGCTTCCTGAGCAGCCTGATACACGGCCTCAATCAGCTCTCGCTTCTGAAGGTCCCTGTCGTCAAGCTTGCGCAGCGCTTTGCGGTGAGCAGCCTTGAGGCGTTCGATCTCGGAGGTGGCCTCATATGCAGTCGCTTCCCGCTCGGCAATCGAGCTAATGATATCGATGTTCTTAGACATCGTCACCCTTTCTCGCAGCGTCCCCGGAACCACTGATGGCTTTCGCCCGTTCGTAATCCTTCGATCAATAAACGTGCGCTGGCCATTCATAAGCCGACCCCGCTGAATCGTGTAGGAGTTCAGGCTTCGGTCTGGGTAGATTGCGGAAAACTCTTCGTACTCAAGACGCAGGGCGTCTTGTTTTTCCTGGCTTGTCCAGGCTCGATATGAAGATGTAGGCACGATGGCTACTTCTTCGCTGCTGGGGCCTTAGCCGGGGCCGCCTTCTTTGGCGCTGCCTTCTTTGCGGCAGGCTTCTTTGCCTTCGGGGCTGGCTTGCTCTTCTTGCTGCCAAAAACGCTCTTGAGAGTGTTTACGAAGCTCATATTCTTACCTCTTCTATATTCAAAGACCAGACGTTTGCCTGGCTTTTTTGAGCATACCACACACATCGCAAGTATGCCCAAATCTGTGTGGGCGCAGATTGCAAAAAGATAGATTTCTGCAACCCGAGGAGATACTATCACCAACATGAATGGCGTGTATGAAACCTTTTTTAGCACCCTTGGGGGAGATGGCACCCTGCAAACCTTGCTGGGGGGCACGGCTACGGATAAAAAGGTCTATCCAATCAATTTTACGGGCAAAAGCGGCGCCCCAGCCATTCGTGTAGCCATTTTGGGGGGCGGAACCGATATTGGCCTGAATATCGACCGGCCTATTGTTGACCTGGTAATCGTAAGCAAGGCCAGCGCCGCAGAGATTAACACTATTGGCAACCGGGTCGATGTGTTGCTTAATAGACAACGACTGGCGGGTCCAGGCGGGGTTGTTCTCCACCTGTCCCATAAAGTTGCGCAACGGGACTTTTTCGATGACCCAAGCTTGGAATACCGGCGCGTGATCCGGTACAGCGTCATCAAGACATAAGGGAGAAATAACATGCTTACACTTGGATCTGGTGTAGTGAAGGTGGCGTTCTGGAAGTCCGGAGCCGTCATTGGAACCGCAAGCACCAACTACTTTGGCGGCACCGTAGGCTACGGCAACACGGGCGAGCTCGTGACCGTTGGCGAAGTCGGTGGCGACGTCGAGTTCGACATTAACTTCCAGGAGCGCGAGTTCTATGGTCAGTCCAACTTCCCAATTGCCAAGGCGTTCTTCGGCGGCAAGGCCGATATCCGCGCTCGTGGCGTTGAGATCAACTGGGACAACGTGAAGAACCTCTTCCACGTTTCGCTCGGTGAGGGCACGGACCTGGCCTCGACCGCTTATGGTTACGCTCACGACGACTTTACCGGTGGCTCGTACTCGGTCAACTTTGACCCAGACGGCGGCCGACCGAACAGCAGCATTACTGGCGTGACGGCTCTCATGGGCCTGCCACGACCGCTGTACGTTAAGTTCGAGCACATTCGCTCGGATGACCCTTCGAAGTCGGTGATCATTCACCTTCCGAAGGCATACAGCATGCAGCTCATGATGCCGTTCACCCGTGAAGACATTGCCCGACAGGACATTGACTTCTCGGCCGTTGTTGACCGTGATTGCCTCACGACCGTTGCGGGTGCTAAGACCCCAGCTGTTGTGCTCATCTCGGCTTAATAGAAATTTAGGGGGTTACGAATATGTTTACACTTGGTAGCGGCCGGCTCCAGATCGGTACTTGGATTTCCGGTGGTCTTTACACTCAGGTTGCGGGCGTCTCCGTAACCCCCTCAACTGCTAGCGGCTCCGTCCCGGCCGGCACGTACTATGTACGTGTCGCCGGGCGGAACGCTGCCGGTACGGCAACTCCTTCAGCTCCGCTGACGGCAGTGCTTAGCGCAACTGGCAAGCTTGACATTTCCTGGAGCGCGCTTTCGGGCGCGGCAACCTACGACGTATACGTTGGTACTGTTTACAACTACGAGTGGCTTCACACCAACACCGCCTCGACAACCGCCAGCATTACGGCTATTGTTGATCCGGCTGGCGCTGCTCTTGCACAGTATCAGGGCATGCAGGACATTGGCGAAATTGGTGGCGACGTTGAATTTGACATCTCCTTCCAGGAGCGTGAATTCTTCGGCCAGTACAACTTCCCTATTGCTAAGGCCCACTTTGGTGGCAAGTCAACAATCCGCGTAAGCGGACTTGAGATGGACCCGATGCGCTTCTCGCGCCTCTTCAGCACCACATTGGCCCACAACGCCACGACAAGCATCTATCCGGGCACGTTGAACTTCCGCGAAAGCCTTAACTTTGGCACAGCGGCTGTCAACCCACTGGACTTGTCAATGCTCCGCAACCGACCGGTTCGTGCAGTATTCACGCACACCCGCTCGGATGACCCTTCAAAGTCAGTGGAGATCACCGGCCACAAGGTTTGCATCTATCAGCACAACATTCCGTTTACACGAGAGGACATCATCAAGGTTGACCTAGAGTTCAACCTTCAGTATGATTCCAGCACGGCGCAAATCGTGACAATCACGGCTTAAGCCGCCGAGCTTTTAGCGGACCCTTTCGAGGGCCAGGAGTGTTCAGATGGCAACCCTTAATCAAGTACGCCCAACGCGCGTACTCACCCTCAATGATCTTGCTGATATTGAGGATAAGTTTGGAGGCCTTGACAAGGTCGACCTTACAAAGTTCACTGTACTTCGCTACATTCTGTGGCTTGTCCTTCGCAAGGATGACAACAAGCTGGATGAGCGCGCGGTAGGTGACAAGTTCTCGCTCGATACAATGCGCGATGAAATCGACAAGGTTCTTCGCTCAAGCGGTCTCATTGGCAACGATGAGGGTGGCGTCTCCGAGGGAAAAGCTCCGGAGGCGTAAGCTGGGGGGAGATCGACTGGGGGTCGATCATGGCGTCTTATGCAGATGCTTTTGGTTACACCCCAGCCGAGTTCATGCAACTTACGCTTCCTCAGCTCAATGCATACGCAAAGTATGTTGAGAAGCGTGATGAAGCGATGAAGGGCGAAACCAAAAACACCTCCGGTAAAAATAAGGCGAAATTCGCCGATGGTGCTTCAGGGATGAAAAATATTGGATCTTTGGAGCAGATGATTTCGGTCTTCGGGAAGCCGGGGGCCTAACGGGGGGAACAGGCAGTGGCCGAGATTGATAATGTAGCACGGGTTGGCATATCGCTAGACTCTGCCGCATTCCAGGACGGCGTCGCCCGAACGCTCCGAGACATCGACAAGCTTCTCAGCGGCCTTAAGGCCCTGCAATCTGCAAACAAGCAGATCTCCCTTGCGTCTAGCGGAATTCTTGGCAGTGGATCAAAGTCCCCCGTTGCCAGCTTTGCGAAGGATATTAATCGCACGGCGATACCGGCTCTGCGCGACATGGAACGCAATGCGATCCGTGTCGGCGGGGCCGTTCGTCGTTCTATGGCAGAAATGTCCCGCTTGTCCGCAGCTTCGGAGCGTGCCCAGCGCCAGGCAAGCCGAGCAACCTCTCCTTCCTCCTCAGGCGTAGTTCAAGACGCCAAGCTTCGCCGTGGCCAAGAAGCAAGCATACGAGAACTTATAAAAAAGGCTGAAAAGCAAGGGTTCCGTTTTGAAAAGACCAGTGGCGGGCATTTTGTTGCCATCCCCCCAGACAAATCCAAGCCGCAAATCTTCTTTCCATCTACCGGAGGGGACCGCAGAAACTTTCAAAACATACGCACGCGCATGCGTCGAGCTGGGTATGTTGATGACGTAGAGCGCGATGAGAGGCCGCGAGCCCCCAGGCGCACTCGAGCAAGTGCTCAGCCAGCTCAGGTTGAAAGTTTTGCTGACCCGCGCAGTTCTGGCGGCAAGATAGAGGCAAGGTACGTCGTTCAGGCGCTTGAGGAGCTTGTTACCTCACGATCCAGCGCATACCCACAGTATCTCCAGCCACGCGCCCGTGGTGGCGCCGGTCGGGCGGAAAGCGTTGCCTCTCGCCAGCTCATTGAGGAGATTTCCGGTCGATTTGACCCAAAGAAGATTTTCTACGGCAGCCCGAACCTTGCAGAAGGCATTGTCGCAACGGTTCGATCCGAAGTTTCCAAGGCTGCATTGGTTCTTTCTGGAAATGCCCGAACGCTTGGCATGCAGCAGCTTGCCTCCACCACGCCAGGTAAGGCACAAATTATTGCAGCGGTACGAGAGTTTATTACAAAAAATCCAGGGTCCTTTGGCGGACCGTCAGGCGTAACAAAGGCAATTAACGAAGCCGTAGAATTGGTACAAGCCGGGAAGACGCCGGTAATAACGCGAGAGCTTGCGGCAAGCCTTGAGAAGATTGGTCCGCGAGAAGGCTCACGCCTTGGCTCCATGCTTAACTTCTCCACCGGCATGACCGAAGCAGAGATTGCCCAGGCAATTGCTAAGACTATTGCACGTATCCCTGGCGGGTTTGAGCGAGGTAACGTCGGCCCAACAATTAAGAAGGGCGGATCAGCCGTTGAGGAGCTGAAGAACCTTGTTCTTGCCGAGATCCCGGTAGAGCGCGTGCGTTCGGAGTACCAAACTGCCAAGGGCGGAACGAGCCCAAAGCTGCAGCGACTTATGGAGGGCGTGCTGCTCTCTACGGCATTTGGCAACAACGCTGCAACCGAGAGCATGGTTGGCAGGATTCTGGAAGGTGAGCGCGGTGGCATTCCGGCAAACCTACTAAAGGAGCTCCACAAAGCCGTTGGCCCACAGCTGCAACTTCGAGGCAGGATTGCATCGGGAGAAATCCCTGCCGGGATGGACCCAATCTATAACGCACTTCCAGAGGCAATTGAGCTAATTAACGCTGCCCAGCAAGTTGCCGGTGGTACCCGACGAATGTCTAGCGTTGCTGGGAGTCTTGAGAAGGCAAGGAAGCTCATTACCGCGCAGCAGACCGCCTTTGGAGAGCCGTCCGCTCAGGGCGTTGAGCTTGCCTCAAGCATCCTTGCATCTGGCCGGGGCCTCCCTGCGTTCTTTGCTGGTCTGTCTACCTACGGCTCTCGCGCAATGTCAGCAACTCAGGGTGGCATGGGACTTGACCCAAGCGCAATCACAGCAGACCCACGTGTTGCACTGCAGATCGCACAAGAGGCAGCCGCTACCATGCTTGCCGGGATCAAGTCTGGACAGGGCAAGGGCACCAGAGGCATAGAGCGACTTATCCAAGAGGCTGTAGAGGGCGCAATCCAAGCCTCTGCAGCCCGAGACCCCGGATATCTAGGCTCAGCGCCTCCAGCTTCTAGCGGCGGCGGCGGAGAGAAGCCTCCTAAGCCCCCAAAGGCACCTACGGCGGCCCCAGAGCCACAGGAACCAGAAGAGCCCGTTTCCATGCGTCGCCCGGAAAGCGCACGCTCCTATCGCCTTAATCCGCGCGCAACCGGAACTGCCAAGGGTTCTGCAAGGGCCCGTGCCGGCGGGTACCTGCCGTACGAAGAGTCTGATCCGGCTCGTCAGGCAGAGATGAACAAGAACCTCGCCGAGGGGTACCGGAACCTTGCTAATTCATTGATTAAGGTTGGCGAGCAAGGTGGGCATGCGCTTGGCTCCGCGCACGTTGAAGGAATGATTGCCGAGTTGAATAAGGCACGCGCCTTAATGGTGGCTCGCGGGCTGCGCGTTGCAAAGATTGAGTCGCATGAAGCGGTGATCGCATCCGCGCAGGCAGGTCGCTCGATGGCAAGCATGCGCCCTGCCACCCAGGCCGCAACCCAGGCCGCAACCCAGGCCGCAACACAGGCAGCAACACAGGTTGCCACACAGGCAGCTACCCAGGTTGCCACACAGGCTGCTGCCGAAGCTGTGGCCAGGACTCCAGCAATGCAGCGCTTTGAGCGACTCATGCTTGGAAAGTCTACGGGTGGCCCAAGGGCGGGTGGGGCAACGTTTGAAACCGAGGCTGTCGAGAGGATACTCCCCGGCATCACGGAGGCGTTTAAGCCATTCCTAGAAAAAAACTTCTCAGCCAAGATTCTGGAGCGCTTTGCTGCCTCTTTCCGTGGCCTTCCTGGCGAGGACCCGCAGTTGATGGGCCAGACAAGCACCGGCGCAGCTTCCGGAAGCCTTGAGATTGGGCACTTAAGCCGAGGCTCTGGCGCCATTCTTCGAACGGCCATCCATGAGATTGCTCACGGTTTATTCGCACGAATGATGGAGGGTGGCTATGCGCCACCTATGCTAACAACGTACTACGGCCCAAAGGGGGAAAATCGTGGGCTACGTAAGCGAGAGGAAATTGTTAAGGCTGAAGGGATAAGTGGAATCAGCCACGGTGACCCGATGTTCTACCAGCTTCAAGCAGAAGTCGCCAAGAAAACCGGTGGGCTCTTGGCAAGCCTTGCATTTCACCAGTATGCCCAGTCGCGCCCGGAAGGCTTTAATACCCCTGGCCTTGGCGTTGGCGGCGCCGCCGCGCAACTTACGCCACACCTTGAGAAGCTGGCAACAGAGACTAAGCCCGCGTTGGCCGCCGCCTCAACGCTTTTTACTGAGTTTGCTACCAATATTCACAAAACAGCAGCAAAAGTACAGGGTGGCGGAGCCCCAATGGAAGAGCTGCTGGCTCAGGTATCGGCAGGAATTGCCGAACTTGGCAAGTCTTCTAAGATGTTCCCAAAGACATCGTTCCTTGAAATTGCATCTATTCTCTCAGAAACAATCCGAGCATACGGAGAGCAAGGTATCCGGTCTGGGGCCACTAAGAGATTCCAGGGCATTACTATGCCGTTTGAAGAGGCTTTGCAGCGTGCGTTTATCCAGGCTACTGGTTCGCTGCTCAAGCCGGGAAGCGAACTCCGTGGCATAACCGGTATCGCCAACCGAACACCGGAGATGATGGCCGCGTTCATGGCCAACGCATCAGAGGCCGAGAAGCAGGCTGTTGCTCAGGCTATCAACCCAGTAGAATTTGCAAAAATACTTAGCGGGAAAACGCTCGGCGAGGTTGCGGATAATGCGGGAATTCAACAGCAGCTAAACGCGCTTGCAAAGAACATCCTTGAGGCGACCATTGC